GCAAAAGCCCATTCCATGTCTAAGGGCCAAAGAAGATCAGCAGTTAAAAGAAAAAGATCAGCCGGAAACGCTGGTCCCAAACCTACCAATGTTTCTACCTTTGCTAGAAAGAACGAGTCCATGAACACCTACGAGCATGTAATAAACCTTATAAACGAAGTCCATGTAAAAAAGGCAGGGAGACAAGAGCTTGCTGCTTATAAGGCAAGAAAAAGGGCAGAGGGTACTCCTGCTGAATCAGCAACAAGACTTGCACATGGCGCGGCTATGAAAAAAACAGCAGAAGCCAAGAAAAAAAGAGCAGAGAGATTGGCTAGGAAGGGTATGACCCCCCAAGATGCAGAAGCAAAGGGTGTTAAAGAAAGATACGAGAAAAAAATAGTTCCCAAGACTCCTGACAATGTTGAAGACTCTATTCAAAGAATAGGTAATCTTATAACAGAAGTAGCAGCATGGCAAAGAAAAGAAGGAAAGAACCCTTCTGGTGGTCTAAATAAAAAGGGGATAGCTTCTTACCGTGCGGCTAATCCCGGATCAAAACTCTCTATGGCTGTGACTACCAAGCCATCAAAACTCAAAAAAGGTTCAAAGGCTGCTAATAGAAGAAAATCATTCTGCGCTCGGATGGGTGGGATGAAAAAGAGTAGAACATCTGCACAGACTGCTAACGACCCTGATAGCAGAATAAACAAAGCATTAAGAAAGTGGAATTGCTGATATGAACTATATCCAAAGAATATATGATTTATTAGTTGAAGCTAAAATAAACAGACCTTATACTCCTGCGGAAATGGATAAGGTACAAAGAAGAGCTTATGCTAAAATTGGAGTAACACCAGAAATGAGCACTGCCGATAAATTCGGGGGAGCGTTACCTCAACATATGGATAGAGCCAAAAATCCAATTGGTCTTACTGGAGATCTTAGAGCTAGACGGCAAAATATTCCCGGAAGATTTGCAAATAAAGAGGCATATAAACAATCTTTTGTCACAGCAGGGAAACAACAAGGTGAAGTTTTAGATCAGTATCAGGCCAAACTAAAAAGAGATCGAGGGGCTGTACTTAATCAAAAACATAAAGAATTAGATGCAAAATATCCTCATACTAAAAACCCTGCATTATTGAAAGATCCTAACTATGTTGCTCCGGGCGGAAAACCTCCGGGCTTACCTGATTTTATGAAAACTAAGCCAAATTTTTTACGATAATTTTTAGGAATTTAATATGAATTACATTCAAAGAATACATGATTTACTAGTTGAAGCCGTTGAAATAAACGAAGGTCTTCAAAAAGATATAAGAACAGCACGAGCATTGCATAGCAGATCATATGATTTTAACCAGTTTAAAAAACCTAATTCAAAAAATCCAGTTAGTCCAGAACAAGCGTCTCGTTTTGAAACAAAAGTAGCCGCAGCCTATGAACCATTAGCACGAAGAGCAGAAAAAAGGGCAAACAGGATTAATCAAATAAGACAAGGAGCGGCGGCAGGAGATTCAGAAGCATTAAAAAGACAACAAAGAGCAGCACAGGGAATTATAAAATCACAAGGGCGTAATCAAGTTCGTTCAGACAGGTTTGATCCTAATCTTCCTTCTAGAATAACCCGTGGTGCGGGAGAAAAATATGATCCGCTTGAAAGACTAGGGAAGGCAGCAGACAATGATGCTATAGGTATGAGAAATGCGGCTAAAAGTGCAGCCCATGATGCAAGACGAGCAAGAATAGATGCAATTCTTCATCCCGGTGGGCGTGCTTTAAAGTTTTCTGACCCAAGAATGCAAAGAATGCGCCGATATGACCCACTCTACACCAACATACGCCGATTTATAAGAAAGTAATAATATGAATCTATTAACAGATTTCTTTACATCAGACTCTGTACGAGTAATCAACGAATCTAAATCAGGTAATGGTTTGGTTCGTGTAGCAGGCATCTTCGGTAGAGCCGATGAGTTTAATAATAATAATCGTCGCTACAAGAAGTCCTTGTTGGAGCGGGAAATGACCAAGCTCACCCCCATGATAGCAGAGCGTAGACTCCTTGGCGAGCTAGACCACCCTGAATATACATCAGTTAAATTAACTAATGTATCTCACTTGATTACAAAGTTAGGTTGGGATGGCAATAAATTAATAGGTGAAGCCGAATTACTTAATACCCCAGCAGGCAAGGTAGCACAGCAGTTAATTAAAGATGGTGTGCGTATCGGTATTTCCAGCCGTGGATTAGGTAGTTTAAAAGAATGTGAAGATACCCCCGGAAAGCAAGAAGTTCAAGAAGATTATAAAATGGTCACTTTTGACCTAGTTGCGGATCCATCCACAAGAGGAGCTTTCCCATCTGTGTCGGAATCCACGCTATTATTAAAACAGAAGACTAAGCAGCAAGCTCTTCGGGAAAATGTATTTGTTACTCTACTTAAAAATAAGTTAGATTTAAAATATAAGCCCGAAGAAATAATTGAAGATGTCGATATTGAAGAGATAAGCAAAGCCGAATCTCTTGCGCGTGAAATAGATAGAATTGTTAATCGTTACAAAAAATAAAAAAATCTAAGGTTTTTATTTTAACCTTATTAGATAAATGTAGGTCTTAGGAGTATTTATGTCACAAATAAAATCAATAGCTGAACTACTTCCAGAAGGATTATCAGAGGAGACAGTAACTCACATTGCTGAACTCGTTGATGGTGTAATCAAGGAAGAAGTTAACCAAAGAGTTAAATTACTAGAGGCTAAGGTAAAGGGTTTCTTAAGAATGGAAATTCAATCCATCAAGGAACACGCTCTCAAAGAACTACAAGAAGAGAGTGAAGTTTATCGTAATGCACAACTCTTTGAAAGCATAAAGTCATTAATGGCTTTAGAGCTTAACGAAAAAGATGAAACTCGTGCCGTTGCAAAAGCAGTAAAAGAGCAATCCGAGGTAGAAGAAGAAAATCAAGTTCTCATAGAAGAACTAAACAATGCTGTCAAGCAAGTTCAACAGCTTGAGCGCACAATAAAAGTCTTGTCCAAGAAGAATAAAACCTTGGAAGAGCAAACCGTTCATCTTGAAAGCGCGATCACAGAACTAACAGAACAAAACGATCTCGATTTCAAGTCATCAGAGAAGGCAGTAATAATTGCCGACGAGATGCAAAATACACCAGTTGAGAAAAAGTCTAAGGTAAACAACCAGTTCTTAACTGAAAGTGTTATGGCCCTAATGCCAAAAACCAAATGAGGTAAATCATGTCTGATACATTAGTTAATCCTAACCACACTAAATTAGTTGAGAAGTGGTCACCAGTACTAGAAGGCATTAGTGACCCTTACACAGCTAAAGTCACTGCCGTTCTTTTAGAGAACCAAGCAAAGAGCATCGTTGCTTCACAAGTCAACGAAGACCTATCACAAGGTGCGACGACCACTGGTCGCCTAGGCACTTTCCAAAAGTTTGCCTTTCCACTCGTTCGTAGAGTATTCCCTGAATTAATCTTCAACAAGATCGGTTCAGTTCAGCCAATGGAAGGTCCAGTTTCACAGATCTTCTACTTAGGATCAAGAAGAGTTACTGGTTCAACAGAACAACAACTCTACAGCAAGTATAACCTAACCTATCGCGGCTTTACAACTAGCGCAATAGGCAATGGTAATACCGACCTCGATGTTACACCTGCCCCTAATACATCAGCAATATTTGGTGGGCTAAGTGGTCATACTTTAGGTGTTGCTTCAACAACTTACGGTGGTCAAATTGCAGGATTCCCTGACTCCAAGACAATTCTTGGTTGGTCAATCTCTGCTGGTGAGTACTTAGCAGGAACAAGTATTCCTGAACTCAATATCACAATTGAGCAGCAGCCTGTTGTCGCACGCACTCGCAAGATGCGTGCCCTCTGGACAATTGAAGCTAGCCAAGACCTCAAGGCTTACCACAATCTTGATCTTGAGCGTGAATTGACTGAGCTTATGTCTAAGGAATTAGAGCTAGAAATCGACCGCGAACTAATTGAAGATCTTCGTGGCCTAGCTTACAATGTCGCTGCTGGAGCAAATGGCAACCTTGGTGGTTGGTATCCAGCAACCTTGGATAACACAACCAATTCCAACAATTTTGGAGCCATCGGAGGTGTTGATCCACTAACGGGTGCCGGATTTACTCCAGCATCATTCACATTTGGTCAAGGCTCAATGCCAACAAATGATTTTGGTGCTACAGGATCTACTAAGAGCAATGTATTCTTGATTGACTTCTCAGCCTCTACATTGCCCTTTTCTCCTCAGCATGCTGGACATGTTTATGCTAACTTGTTAGCGGTCTTGAATTTTGCATCACAAGATATCTACAAGACCACTCACCGTGGCCCCGGTAACTGGATTATAACATCACCTCTCGTTGGTGCAATGTTGGAATCCGCTGCCAAGCTAGAAGGTGGTATCGGTCCCAAGACTGAAGGCATCACAAACATGGGTGCTAACAAGATTGAGTACCGTGGCAAGTTTGCAGGCAAGTACGATCTATTCATTGATCCTCTCTGGCCTGAAGATGAAATCCTCATGGGATACAAGGGTGGAAGCCCCCTCGACGGTGGTTTCGTGTATTGCCCATACATCCCAATCGAGTCTCTACCAACCATAACGGATCCTGAAACTTTCCAACCAAGAAAGGGTATCTTAACCCGTTACGCTAAAGCAGCAATCCAACCTGCTCATAAGTTCTACAGAGTAATTAGAATAGTCGGACCCGCTTCCAACTACCTCTACTTGCCCTTCGGTAAGACCACAAATGTCACAACTAACTGATAACAGTTGAGTAATTAAAAGAGTCGGGGAGAAATAAAAACTCCCCGACTCTTTCTTTTTGTCTATATACATAAGGGATCAATGTATACATACAAAAGCCATTGCAGATTTAATTTACTAGTAGCCTTACAAGATAAAATTCTTGAGATAAGGCCGGGAGAGATAATAGAATCTCCAATCCCGATTGAGCACTGTAATTTAAATTTAATTGAAGAAGAAAAGCCTAAGAAAGTAAAACCAAATGCAGATAAAACCGACAACAGGTGATTATGGTAACAGCTTTGGAATACCTTATGGGGATAATGTTTACACCATTAAGCCTAGGGGAGAAATAATAACTTCTTCATTAAATGAAACTACGCTGCAAGAGCCTACGGAACTAACTCATTTTGAAGAACAAATCAAATCATTTATTTTAGGAAGATTGGGTTTTCCCGTTGTAAGAGTTGAGTTAACAGACTATCAAATAAAAACTGCCATAGATGAGGCAGTAACTAAACTTTCTAATCACGCTCCTTTATGCACTCGGCAATTGATGACTTTTAAAACTGTTGCTGGGGTTGGGACATATGAACTTCCAAATTATGTGATTGACAACCTTGATTATGTTATTTACAAGAAAGATTTGATTGGTATTCCCGGAATGGGACAAACTTTAGAACAAGATTATTTCTTGAAATATTTCCAACAAAACTTTTTGTTCAACGATTTTAGCATCGGAGAATTTAATTTGCTTCAAATAAGTTTGGAAATGATGCGTAAAATCCTAGGGCAAGATGGAAGTTATGATATTATAAATAATCAATACCTACAACTGTATCCTGTGCCTTCATATGGAAATGAGACAGTCATAGTTCAATATCGAGCACTTGATTCAGGAACACTTCACCCAGCATATAGAAATTTTATACAACGCTATGCCCTTGCACTAGCCAAAGGTATTCTTGGTCAAATAAGAGGAAAGTACAGAACCCTTCCCGGACCCGGAGGAGGATCCCAATTAAATGGGGATATGTTGTTACAACAAAGTGAAAAAGAAATAGAAATGTTGAACAAACAACTCTTGGATGAGTTTGAGGAACCACCTGCATTTAGCCTTTACTGATGAAAAAGAATTTTAAAGTAACTACTCAAGTTCCCGATGTCGAGTCATCCAATGCCGACAGCGAGTTGAGTTTATTTGATCAACGCAATCCTGATATAGGATTCTTTAATTTGGTTGATGAAGAACAAATAAGGTTATCAGGGTCAAAGATAAATTACTTCAAGTACAGTAGATCAACTGAATACGATGAAGTATACATGGAACAAAAAAATAAACCAATAGCTAGATCCCCGATCATCTTATATGCTCACTATGATCCTAAAGTTATTGAAGAAAACCTAACTCAGTTCGGAATTCAATTAACTAGTGATCAACTTTTTACATTCAATAAATCTTATGTTGAAAGACGAATCGGAAGAGCACCGATTCCCGGAGATCTAATTCAACCGCATTTCCAGAAGGTAATGTACGAAATAATTGAAGTGCAAGAAGATAGTTTCGAAGCATATGGGGTTTATCATTATATTTGCACTGCCAAAGTTCTTCGTGATTCGGAAGATGTTCAAGCTACCCCACTCACAGACACAAGTAATCCTCTTGGAGGCGTAGATGAGCGCGAGCGGAATTAGAACTTATGTTTTAGAATCAGTAGGAACATCCGCTGATTTTGCCCCCGCGAAAGACGCATCTTATCGCGTTAGAGAATTAATATTTGAAGCATCAAAAGCTGAAAATAATATTTCTTTGGTTTACAGAGATACATTGCGATCAATTAGAGATTTATTCTCTGGATTTAAACTAATAGATTCGGAAGGAAATATTCGAAAAGTAAATTGCATATATGCTAATCCTGAACGCTCTATTGCCAAAATTGTTCAGGAAGATAATCTTATTTTGCCAATAATATCTGTTGCTCAACCTGCAACCACAATAAATACCGAACGGCAAAAATATTTTCCTATAATAGTTAGTGAGGCTATATGGGATGATCGGGCACAAAGAGCTAGGCGTGTTGTAAGTTTGGCTCCTAGGCCAATAGATATTTCATATAAAATAACTATATTTTCAAAGTACGCAAGTGATATGGGGCAATTAACAGAGCAGATATATTCTTTGTTCAATCCATCATTTGAGTTGCAAACAAGCATTGCCAACAATACAAAAGCTTTTTTAACAGAAGAGGCAAATGAGTCTTCTGTAGAAATTGGGGATAGGGAAGACCGAGTTCTCATGAGAGGCTTTACAATTACAGTTGAAACTTATGTTCCAACTCCCAAATTTGTGTTTAGCTCGACAGGTAAGATTGAGCGATTCTATAACGAAGTTAAATTAATTTAATTATGAGAAAATTACCCAGCACAGCAGGACGGTTGATAGTCTACAAAGAACAAAATGGTAATGTAGAAAAATTACATGAGTTCAATAACATACTGACCTTTGGATTCAGTGTGAATATGGCTAATTTCTTCACATCTGACGGTAGATCTCAGATTGAAAATATTATCCCTCAATACTGTCAACTTGGAACAGGTGTTGTAAATTATCTCGCAGACACCACTGAAGGGAATAACCAATTTTATAATCTAGAAATTCCATTAACTAGAACGCAATATGGTAGAAATCTTCGTAGAAAAGTTTTATCCAAATCTCAAATTACCAATGTTACAAATTTTGATTCTTTGGATAGATCAACTTATACAGAATCAACAGGTTTATTTTTACAAATACCTAAATCTGCGATAACTATAAAAAGAAATAGCGGAGCAAATATTCGAATAGTATTGGATAAATATACAGCCAATGGAAATACATTAAGAGAAATTGGCTTATTTACAGGTGGGCTGTCTTTAGATGGCTCAAATAAATTATTACTATCTTGCTACAAACAATTTTCACCCATAGCAAAAACTAATGAGTTCTCTTTGATTTTTGATTGGACTATTCAAGCTACAGACCTCAATTCAGTTTTGGTTTGGCAGACGGAAGAAGAATATTCAAGTACTATTGGAGATACCAATACAGGAGATGGGGGTGGACCTCCCAGAGGGCCTGCGCCAATTTTTGCGTATAAGTATACCGGAGTAGGTGGGGATAATTGGGATGTTAGATACCCACTAACAAATTTTCCTCCAATAATCCCACTTCAAAGTCCAAGTAATTCATTTGTTGCCGGATCATTTGGATTTAGAGCAGACTCCATAGCAGAAGCAACCGCGTCTGGATTTTCCATTAGTGCGGTAAATGGTGCAGTTTCAGCCGTAGGCACTGCACCACCTCAAGATGGCACAGGTATTCTTTATGTTTCAGCAACCCCTAAAAACACTAATTATGGACCTTACACTGCTAGTCTTGGATATGAAATTACAAGAGGTAAAACTGTTGATGATCCGGGGTCTACTTATCTAGGACAAATTACTTGGAAAGTTCCAGAGGGGGCAATACCAGATACTTCAACAGTAATCCGATGTGTAGTTCCAGTAAGTGCAGGAGATTTTGAGTCTGCTGTTTGGGGCAACTATACTAATTGGATCATTTCAGGAGTTGATAATTCAGT